GCCTTCCGTTGAGCGACTGTTTGTCGAATCACCCCACCCCCTGGGGGGGGGGTCAGGTAGGCCATCGCTCAAAAGGGCTGTTTTTAAGGCTTTTTTGCGTGTTTCGCGTTGGAATAGCGTGTTTTTAGCCTGCTTTTGCGGTGTTTTCTGCGGAGATCTGACGATCTAGCTCGCGACGCATGGCCTCCGGTCTTTCGGCCTTTGCTCGAGCTCTGAGCGTCTGATCGTCGCACTCCATACGCTTGAAACTAGCCCCGAGCCTGCGATAGATCGCGACGTCCTTCTCTGCCGGGTAGGCGTGGATGATCCAGACGTCGAACGACCCGCGGCGATGAAGGCGGGCCGCCTCGTCGATCGCATGCCATCGAGCAGCGCGGGCGATGTCTCGGACATGCTGCGGGTAGTCGTGATGCTCCGTCCCCTCTGCGGCCAGGGCGAGCGCGAGCCTGTCCATGTCGACGACGACATCGGACGCGGCCGCATGCTGGCGGACATACCAGCTCTTGCCGCTGCAGATGTGGCCGGTCACGACATGGATCAAAGGACGCCCCTCCGTCGCTGCTCGCCCCTCGTCTTCCGGCCATGATCAGACAGGCAGAGCGTCTGTAGGTTCTCCAGGGCGTCCGTCCCGCCCTCCTCGAGCGGGACTATATGATCGACCTGGGCGTCGGCCCCGGCCAGGACGCGGCGGCATACGCGGCATGTGTAGGCGTCGCGGACGAGGACGGCCCGGCGGCGGGTCTTCCACTCCGCGGAGACGTAGTGGGCTCGCTCTTTGGTTTGGTGACGCTTCAGCCGTGGAGGGCGGAAGGCCTTGATCGCGTCGGGCATACCCTCGAGTCTAGAAGGGCAGGGGGTCGCCGATGAAGTTGGCCGGATGTTCGCTCAATAGCGCAACAGATTCAACAATTCGTAAGGAATTGCGCTGCGGATTTCTTCCAGTTCGCGGCGTGCGTCGGTCGGCTCGCCGTGCTTGAGCCTGCCGCGACAGTGCTGGTCGATCTGCTCCAGTGCAATCAGCGCATCCCGGCCCGCGAGCGCCCAGCGGTGGGCCTGCTCGTCGGCTGGGTCGCTCAGGTCGAATCGTAGCGTGGCGATTGGCATCTATAGCGAAGTTACTACGGTTTATCGGCCACGTTGTAGTCGAACGCCACTTCCTCCACGCCGTCCACATCCACGAACAGGCGTCCCTCACTGACCGAAAGCGTCCCGTCTTGCGTGGCGACCGCGACCAGCGCCGCTCGCAGCCGCTCGGCCACGAGGTGAGCGTTCGCCAGTTCGGCAGCGAGGCGGTGAATCATGCACCGCTCATGACGAGGCCAGAGGTGGCAATCGTCGGAGTGGGTGCCGATGCGATCCTCCTGCTGGGATCGCCACAGTCGGTAGTCGGTGAGGATGTCGGGCATTTTCTCGTTTCCAGAATCGGGAAAGCGTTACAAATCCTATGCTCTTTTTCTTACAGGACGAGGTTTCCGCTGCCGGAAACTGCCCGTGATACTACGCGGCGATACTAGGCCGTCTTCTGGTGCAAGAGCGTCACGACGCGATCTAGTTGGGATAGCGCAGCACTAGGCGACCGGCTCTACCGGCACCGCATCAGTTGCTGGCAGTTTCTCCACCCATTCGCAGTATGCGTGCCAGTAGCACCCTTCACCGCAGTCGGTGAGCAGGTCGGCACCCACCAGCATGGTGCCGCCTGTGCCGGTCACCGGCACGATCTGCCGGTCAGTGCGGGCCGCGTTGAGGGTGGCCAGTTCGTCTAGGTGGGCGTAAGCGTCTAACCAGTTCATGCCTTCCTCCCGAGCGCCCGAAGAAGCGTATCCCAGATGCCGTAGTAGGCGAGCGACTGAGCCCCAGAGAGATTTTCGCCCATCGTGTAGCCGCCGAGTCTGGCATTCATATGGCTGCTGAACGTGCCGCTGGCTTGCGCCTCAGCAAACACAGAGATTCCGGTCGTTACGGTTCCAGAGTTACGTCCCACCCCAGCGGTGCCAGATGTCACGCCGTTGGTGTAACACAGGGCCGTTGAACCGCCGTCGCCATGCGTGCCAATAACAAAATCGCCAGCCGCATGAACCGGGCTGCCAGAAGAACCTCCCGCCCCGCTGGCTTCGTTGTAGGACGTGAGGCTGTAAATTGTGACCGGGCTGGCGCTTGCCAGACGAAACAGACCAGAAAAGCCTGTGGCCCCCGTGCCGCCCAAGTAACAGCGAAACGTCGATGTTCCTAGGGTGTGAACGTAGCAACCAAGGTGCCTAGCGTTAGAGAAGTTGAGCGGCAACCCCGTGCGCAGTCGCTTGGTGCTGCCGTTTCCGATCAGCCCGCTCGTTGCAACATAGTCGCCGCTCACGAAGTTGTCGTTGGTGTCGGTGGCGTTCCCTTGCAGTCCCAGTGCCGTATTGCTCCGGTAGAGAGGGACCACAGCCGCCGAAAGGTTGTCGCCCGCCATCGGATTCACCCGCCACATGAGCGACCGCAGGCCGTTGGCGTCAATTGATCGGCAGAATCTATCGACCGCCTGCACGGTTGCCGTGCTGACAGTGCCGCCATTGGCGACCACACGCGAGCGCCAGTCGGCCGCTTCCGGGTGGAAGCCAGCGGCTCGCGGGCGTAGGAGGCGGGGGCTCATTGCCATGTGAATTGCGCTCTTGGGGTGATATTGCGTCGTCAGACGACACGCCAAAGGGACGACGTCGCGTCATAGACGACCAGGGCCGCGCCGCCGTTGGCGTCGAGGACGTAATCGCCCGCCCACGGGACGCTCATCCGATTGGCGGCCGTCGAGCTCGTCGACGCATGCTTCAGCGTGATGGCAAAACTGCCGACGTTCACCAGGAGCTTCGCCTCGCCACTGACGCCGGCAACAATGCCGGTGATGTTGACGGCCGAGCTCGAGCTCATGCGGTGGATGTCGCCGGTCAAGCCGGCGTAGTCGTTCGCAGACGCCGAGAGCTGGGTCGGGCTGACGGTGACGTTCTTCCTGGGGTCAGTCGCCAGCGATGTGCCATCGGAAAAAGTCAGCCCCGAGGCGGACAAACTCAGCGGCGAGTCGACGTAGATCGTTTGGGTCGTGCCGCCGTAGACGTTCTTCAGCCGGCCGCCCTGCCAGTTGAGCTCGTAGCCGACGGCACAGATGAGGCTTATGCCGTTCACCCCGCCGGTCGAGTTGTCGAACGAGCCGACGACCACTTGGGTGTAGTTGGGCAGCGTGAGGCTGTTGAAGGTGACGTTGTCCGTCGTGTCGAGCGACTGATCCGCAGCGAGCGCGGCGATGTCGCCGAGCGTCACCTTCTCTGTGGTCGTCCCGGCCGCATTGGTCGCGGCGACGATCGCCGTCGAGCTCGCAGTCCCAGCCGGGAGGGCGGAAATCTTTACGTCCATGATCAGCTCTGCTCCAGTCGGATGGGTGTCGAGGATTCCGTCGTCAGGATATTCCCGTTCTCGGCGAGGATTCGGTAGGTAACGACCGGCGGAGTCTGCCCGCCACGCTTGAGGCGCTTACGCGGCAGACTGAGGATTCGCAGATTGCGTATCCGTCCGATCTGGCTAGGTACTGGCATAAGAGCCTCGAGGCGCAGCGGTGGCGACGCTGTGAGATTAGGGGGAGTCGATAGGGCCGCTGAAGTTTGTCCGCCGCTCTTGCTCCTCTTCGGGCGTCCAGCGCGAGCGGACCTCCGCTGCCCGCTCCGCGATCTGGGCCTCGGTGGGATCGACCTCGAGCCGCTTCCCAGGCCGCCGCCGGCCACGGCCGACCCTGACGTCTGCCATCTCGGCCCTGAGTTTGCTGTCGAGCAGCTGCCGCGTGATGCCGACCCGCTCCGCGGCTTCGCACCTCGTGCAGCCGTCCTCGAGGAGGTAGGTCCGCAGGAGCCGCTCCTGCTCCGGCGTGATCGACTTGGGACGGAACCTGGACAGCTTCATCAGAGCCTCCGGACCGTCACGATCGTCCGGGCCTGCTCGCCACGATCGGCGTAACGCTTGCGGCAGCGGCCGTCGACGACCTGGTCGTCGTCACGCCAGACGCCCCCGGAGTCGGTGATCGCGTCGGCGATCCCCTTCGCCAAGTTGTCGAAGTCGCATTTCGGCGGGATCGCCGGAGCCCCCTTGGCGAGGCCCGTCTTTGTGAGGTGACTAGGGGGCCGCCCGAATATGCACTCGATGTCCAGGGCGATCGGCCCCTCCTGCGGCTGCCAGCCGGCCCCCTTGGCGATCAGGGCGATCGCCTGCCGGTAGGCGTGGATCGGATGTCGGGCCGCGATGTAGGCGCGGGCGAACCCGCCCCGGCTGGAGACCTTGTGGCGGGGCTGCGGGACCGGCTGCCCGTTGACGGTGAAGGTGATCGAGTCGGCCATAGTCGCCTCCCTGCGACCCTCCGACGTTATCCCACTGGCAGCCCGGGTCTATGCTCCGAGCCCTACTGGACGCGGCCCAGGTGCCTCGAGCGGGCCTCGATCTCGGCCCAGTCACAGTCCCCCGCGTAGACGCAACAGACGAGGTCCGTCCCGTGACGCTCGTCGAGGGCCTCGGCCAGCGCCGCCAGCCGGACCAGGGAGGCTTTGCGTGGCACTCCCTCGAAGGCCGCCCGGAGGTAGCTCTGCTCGAGCTGGAGCGCCGTGTCGATCCAGAGCTTGAGCGGGATGTCGGGCTCGTCGGCGGAGAGGAAGTATTTCCCCGCCAGTTCCGCGAGCTGCTCCTTCGTGATCGTCGCCTTGCGTACCATGCCGCCGATTCTCGATCGGCCGGTCCCCCCGCTGAAGTCTCCTAGGATGCCTCCTGCGCGAGTTTCTCTGCCCAGGCTCTCCGAGTAGCCTCGAGCCGCGCAGCGTCGTCAGAGTCCCACACGCGAGGCGGAGGACGGTCGTCCGGCCGCTGGCCTACTCCGGCCCGCTGCTCGCGCGGGTTGTCGAACTGCCCGCCGAGGACCTTGTCGACGAAGCCTTCGGCCACCAGCTGCGGTAGCGTGACGGGATCCCGGAAGTATCGACAGCGCGGCAGGGCCTCGATCGCCGCCAGGGCCTTGGCGAACCAGCCATCCTCCCCGAGGCGGTCGGCGACCCGGTCGGGCGGGTCGGGGAGTTTCCACGGGCGACCGGTGCCGGCGGCCCAGGCCTTCCGCAGCGTCTCCCAGCCTGCCGGCTCCTGGTTCCCAGGCGCAGCACTCCCGGGGGAAGAAGAAGAATTTCTATCTCCTCTATCTCCTCTCTCTAGGGCGCGCGCCGACTCCTTCGGGGGCGCTGTGCGCCCCCGCTGGGGGCGCGTGCTCGCGGAGGCCTTGTCGACCTCGTGCCGGACTTGCGTTAAAGCCCGTGACTTGGCGGACTTAGAGAACCGACGCTCCCATCCGGGGATCGCCACAGTTCCGTTGTCCGCGTCAATCGAGAGCCAGCCTACATCCTGCACGGCAAACCAGAAGGCCTCATCGCCGCCGCAGACCCTCGCCAGGAGCCGAACCGACATCCTGGCAGAGCCGTCGGAGGAGTTTAGGGACGACCAGCCCCAGAGCATCACGAGCCGGCCGACGACCTGATCGGCCGGCAGGCCGGTCCGGTCGACGAGCTCGAGGACCTCCGGCTTTTGGGGTAGGCATACGTCATACGGGATCCATTCACCGGCCATAGGTTGCCTCCTTGCGCTTCCAAACCGTCTCCGGCCGCCCGCTCGCGGACAGCCGCTTTAGTCCCGTCGCCTCGACCAGCCCGGCCCGACGTAGCCCAGCCATCCGGCGGGCGACCCGCTGCTCAGACATCCCGGCCCGGTCGGCGATCTCGTCCTTCGATCCGGGGCCGACGACCAGGGCGTCGAGGATCCTCCGCTCGTGATCCGCGATCACCCCGCCGGCCATGCTGGCGGCGGTCTTCGAGGTCTCCGGGTCAGCCCGGCGGGCTTGCCAGAGCGGTAGGTCCGCGAGGCTCTCCGAGTAGTAATCGCTCATGCTCTCCTCCTTTTGTGTTGGCCGCGTGTCGTGCGGCATCCGGCCGTCGCCCGGTGGAAGGCTTTCCCGTCGACGAGCTGCTCGCGATATGTCGCCTCCTCGAGCAGGGCGGCCGATTCGGCCCGAAGGCCGGCCCACGGCGGGGCGCGGACGTCAGGCGTAGAGTCGATCCCTCCTGATGTCCGAGAATCCCTGCCGGAGCCGGAGCTCATCGTCCGACCAGCCGGCCCGGATCCGTTCGCACATCTCGGCTATCTCCGACTCGGTCGGGTCCGGCCGGCGACGGTTGTCGCCCCGGCCGGTGATGCCGTAGTCCTCCTGCTGGGCCTGGGGGGCCTGCAGGAAATCAAATAACAGTTGGCTAGCCGTCAGCGTCGCATCCATGCGAGAGCCTCCTAGAAGGGGATGTCGTCCGGGGCCGCGACCGCCGCGGCCGTCTTCTTCGCCGCCGGCTTTCGAGCCGGGGCCTCGGCCGCCGTCCTGTCGGCCGAGAACTTCTCGACGTTGACGAAGGTCCTGGTGTCGGCGACCTTGTGCCAGATCGTCGCCCGGACGGTCTTCCCCTCGAGGTCCTCCGGCGAGAGCGAGATCTTCCCGCCGACGTCCAGGCCGAGGGCCTTCGCGAGACTGGCTGCGAGCCTCGCCCCCTTCGCCCCCTTCGGGATGTCCAGGAAAACAAACTGATAGGAGCCGTTTAAGGCCGACAGGCGGAGCATCAAAAACTCCCCCTCCTTGAACTTGTGCGGCCCCTCTGTTACCGACCGGATCTCGAAGGCGTGCTCACCCTCAGGAACCAGTTCCCGTTCCACTCGCGCCGGTTCCTCCGGCATCTCGTCCATCATCCAATCCATCTTTGACTCCCTTCGTGGTTACTGTCGTTCTCTTCCGCCGCATTCGTTTCTGTAGCTCTGTCCAGTCGTCTTGAATCCCCGCCTCGTATTCCATGAATTCAAGCCAGCTGCGATTCGCTGGCGACGGTGGGACCTCGTTAGGCATTCGCCGCCTCCGGCTCGATCACCTCGTGACGGGCCGCGATGCCGGAGGCCAGCGCCTCCGCCTGCTCGGCGGTGAGCTGCCCTTCGCTGGCGAGGACGTCGATCCTGTCGGCGATCTTCCCGAGGGTCCGGACGTCGCTCGCGGTCGCGATGTAGTCCATGACCTGGTCGAAGAGCGGCTGCGGAGGCTCGACCTCCCGAGGCGGGACCGCTCGCCGCTCGACCTTCGCCACCTCCGGGACGGCCCCGGAGGACAGCCAGTCCCGCAGCTGCTTCCCGAGCTCCTCGCCGGCCTCGCGGACGATCGCGTCCTTTAAGAAGATCGCCCGCGACTTCGTGACGACGAGCTCATGCTCCGCGTTGACGTCGCCGACGACGTCGAACTCAAACTCCATGCCCTCCCGCTGCACGGGCTGCATGCCGATTTTCTTGACCGACGTTTTCCCGGTCCGCTCGTCCTTCTCGACGACGTACTCCGTTTTCGATCGCATCGTCGCGATGATGTGCATGGACGAGCCGAGCATGCCGTCCCGGAGTTGGTTATGGAGCGGGGTCGCCTTTCCCCAAGCGTCGATCCCGCCGCCGCCCCGCTTCTTCGTGGCGTCGACAAACTCCAGGATCCCACCCTTGCCGGCCCAGGCATGCGACAGGCTGTCGATGATCAAGACATCGACGCCCGCCTTCTCGGCCTCGCGGAGCCCCTCGAGGAATCGGTCGACCTCGTAGGAGTCCAACTCCATAACGTCGAACTCCAGGCCCCGCTCGCCCGCGTACAGGCTTGCCGACCCGCGCTCGGTGTCGATCACCGCCACGCGGCCGCTGTCGCCGGCCAGACCGCGGGCGATCCGCAGGGCCGTCATGGTCTTCCCGCTGCCGGCCGGGCCGATGAGCCCTAGTCGGAGTTTGCTCGCCGCCTTCGTCGCCTTTTTGAATCCGGTCATACTTCCGTCTCCTCGTTAAATGGGCCGCTCGCCGATCCATCGGTCTGCGGCTGGTGGTCACATCCCTGCCCGGCCGGCATCCGCCGGCATCCTCGGCGAGGGCATCCGCTGCCCCCGTCGTCTTCCTTGTCGATCGCCGCCAGGGTCGCGAGGTAGGCCGCGGCCCCGGAGAGAAACAAAATCGCCGCCATCTCGAGAGCGTCCCTCATATGGGCATCTCCTCCGCGGTGAGGTAGACGCGGGCCGCGCCGACGCTCTCTCGAGCGCGGAGGACGACGGCCGAGTCGATCTCGTAATTCCGCGGACCGATGTGCCGCATGCTGTCGAGCAGGCGGGCTGAGTCGCGGATCGCCCCCAGTAGGCGGGCGAGATGAAACGCCCGCGACTGGTGCCGGTCGGTGCCGGTATGGTCGAGTCGATGATGTGCATTCCTGGGCATGCCGCAGCCTCCTTGCTGGGGTAGAAACTAGAAGGTGTCGAGGTCCGAAGTCGGGACGACGATCCACGCCCCGGCGATCTCGACCGACAGCCGCCGCTCGTCGCAGGAGAGGACGTATCCGCTCCACCGCTTGCCGGCCGTCGTTCCGTTGACCCAGTCGCCGACCGCCGGCAGGGCGGGGCCGCCGCCGTAGGTCTCAGCCATGCCGGCGGCCGCTGCGGTGTATTCGTTTTCGTGGGCATCCATGCCATCCTCCATTTGCGATGTAGTTAGAACTCTGGCGGGAGGTTCTAGGGATGTGGTTAGAACCTGTCAACAGGAAAAACCCTGGCGACCCATTGCACAGCCTCGGCCGCGAAAAACACGGCCCGCGCTAGCTGCGAATCGGTCCCGAGCTCCTGGCCGAGACGCACGAGAACCAGCGCCCGAATCATCCCGTCCCAGTCGATCTTCATCCCCGCCTCCTGTTCTAGTGATGTGGCTAGAACTCTATCGGAAGAGGCCGGGAGAGGTCTTGACCAAATCCGTCAGGAGGCCCGACGTTTCCGCGGGCGGCCGGTGGAGGGCTTCTCTTTGGCCTTCCGCTTCACCTCGTCCATGTCGTAGACGAGCGCCCGGTCGTGAAGGTGTCCACACCAGAGGTCCCCGGCCAGGGCGAGTTGGCGGATCCTGCCCATCGTGCAACCGAAGATGTCGGCCGCCTCGCGGGTCGAGATATAGGTCTTCTTCGGGTCTGGTTTGAACGGCATCCGCATTGCCTCCGAGCCTATCAACGGCCGGCGGCGATTCAATCGCCCCAGGCCGTTTGCCTTTCGACATCCTGCCGCCTAGTGTTCGCTAGGCGGAATACACCCCGCTGGGCTCGAACCAGCAACCTTCGGTTCCGTAGACCGATGCTGTACGCGAACCCGGCCAACGGTGCCGAGTGCCGGACTTTCCGGTTATTCCCACGAGTTGAAAAACGGATTTCCCTCTGTCTAGTGGGGGCAAGATCCGCCGCTGGCAAGGCTGCCAACGGGGGAGTCGGACGGAGGCTCGCAGGCTGCGAGTTGCCGGCCAATACCTCGGTCGGCAGATATGTACAAACGATCCGGCCCGGCGACTCTTGGGGCCTACGTCTCCCAATACGCTCTTTATCACGACATCCGGCCGGAGACGCTCCGGCAGTATGAGATCTCCGTAGCCCTGTTCGAGCGCTGGGCCGGTGGGCCGGTCCCACTCGAGCAGCTCGACGCTGCGAGCGTCTCCTCCTGGCTGCGGGACTACCAGGCGAGCGGCCGCGCCCCGAACACGGTCCGCTCGAAACGGAACCATGTCGTGATCATGTGGCGGGCCGCCTCCGACGACGGGCTCTGCGATCTGCCGGCGAGGCGTGTCCGCCCCGTCCGCTGCCCGTGGATCCCGCCGGTCGCCTGGACCCGCGAGGAGGTCGAGCAGCTGCTCGCCGCCTGCTCGAAGCTGAAGCGCTGGCATACCTCCGGGATCCGCCGGTCGGAATGGTGGGCGCTGGCGATCCGGGTCGCCTGGGACGCGGGCCTCCGCTGGGAGGATCAAGTCGCCCGCCTCCGGATCGATCAGGTGAGGCCAGACGGGACGATCGCCTTCGGTCAGTCGAAGACGGGCCGCGTCGTCGTCCCCCAGTTGTCCGCAGCCACGCTCGAGGCCCTGGCAGCCTCCCTGGCGGGCGGTCGCCGGGAATTGGTAACGCCCTGGGACTGCAGCCACGAGACCTTTACGCGGCAATTCCGGAGGCTGGTAGCCCTGGCCGGCATCCGGGCCGGAAGCTGGAAGTTTATAAGGCGCTCGAGCGCGACCGACTGCGAGGTCCAGAGGGAGGGCTCGGCGACTGAACATCTCGGACATCGGCCGGGATCGCCGATCGCCAGGATCTCCTACATCGATCCGGCAATCGTCGCCGGCAGTAGGAGCCGCGTTGTCCCTCGTTCGCTTCACGCCCCCCCCCCCCCCCCGGGGGGGTCTTTCGGATAGGGAGGGCGGGGTAAGGGCGGGCTAGGCTTCGCATTCCGCGAGGCAGGAGGCGTAGCCCGCCAAGTCGATCGGCGTATCGGCAGATTTTGCCGGGCCGCGGTGGCGGGCGAGCTTGTCGATAATCATGATCTGCGCCCAGTCCGCCTCCGTCAGCGGCTCTTTCAGTTTGTCGGCTAGCAGCCCGTTCAACATCTGGACAGTTCTCGCGAAGTGTTCGCGAGGCGGGCCGTATGTTTCCCTGCGGCTGCGGACAACGTCGAGGGCCTCGACGAGCATCTTCTCGGCCGGGGTCTCGGCGGTTTGCATAAATGCCATCCCTTGCTCCTGGAGAGTCCGAACCATGCGGACGAGGTGAACGACGAACAAGGCTAACCGGCCAGACGTTCCCGTCCATGCTCCAGAAAAAACACGCGCCCGCTGCTCGGCCTCGACGAGCTCCTCGTCGGTGAGCCAGTGAATGTTCACGACGTCCGGACCGTTCCGTCTGAACTGATCCGCATATTCTCGACGCCGAACTCGCCGCCCTTGGAGATGTCGACCGTCGCGAACCCCCAGTTCCAACGGTTCACGCGGGCATACTCTGGATTCATGTCGCACAAGCAGCCCTGCGACCAGCAGAAAACCTCCTCGTGCCACAGGTTGCTCTCGGCGTGGCCGCTGGTGCGGTGGCCGTGGCCGACGAGGATCGTCGAGAGCGTCCGCAGGAAGGCCCCGCGGGCCATGTTGACGGGATTCGTCAGCCCCTTGGGTAGCTCGTGACCGTGGAGGATCGGCAGGCGGCCGGCCATGATCGGCCGCTGGTCCTCGACGAGGTCGATGTCGAGCTCGTCCAGTTTGAACCAGTTACGGAGGCCCATCTCCGGCTCGTCCGAGATCTCCGGGGCATGTTGCCAGAGCCAATGAATCCAGCGCTCCTCGTGATTCCCTAACTTGGCGACGATCGGGATCTTCGGGAATTCCTGCCGCAGCCAGCGGAGCAGCTGCCGCACCTGTCCGACCTCGCCCTTAAAGTTGCGCTGGCTGGGATCCTTGACCCATCGAGAGATCGCGTAGAAGTCGGCGAAGTCACCATTGAGCAGGAGGGCCGCCGGCTTGCGCCGCTTTAGGTACGCGACCGCGGCAGAGAGAGCGACATCGGAATGGTATGGAACATGGATGTCAGACAACACGCCGACGAGCCCCTCGACCTCGAGCTCGTAAGGCGTCCAGGGCTTCGCCTGGGAGGCGGGCATCTCGACGCCCTGGCCTGGGGCGCGGGCCGGGCGGGCCGCGAACCTGGAGCCGGGAGTGCTCTTGGCTATCGCCCCCTGCTGTCCCATCAGGTAGCGGATCCGACTGCGGGCTGATTCGACCGTGATCGCCCCGTTGGCCTTGTCGACCAGCTTCTTTGCGAGGCTCCGGGCCGGGGCGTCCGGGTAGCGCCGGACAATCGACCGGGCCATCTTCGCGATCTCGTCGAGGGGGGGCGGCATCCTTGCCTCCTTGTGGGATTAGTTACTCAGCCTTTAATGGTGGCCGAGGCCTCGCCCGGTTCAATCCGGCCGATGCCCAGCCACTCCCGCCCGATCGCGTTTAGCGTGGCCTGTCGCCCCTGGCAGCCGCAGTCCTTCACGCCGACCGCAGACGCCACGGCCTGCGCCCGCTCCTTCGTGATGCCGACGGCAGCCAGCCCATCGGCGACGAGGTCGCCCAGGCCGCGAGGGCCACGGCAGACGGCAGTAGGGGGCTTTGCGGCCGTCGAGCGGACGAACCGCCCGCAGACCGTGCAGCGGTAGCCATCGTCGGCAGGGGCGAACGTACAGGCGTTCATGAAATCGACGCCGTGATGTCGCCGCTGCCGAAATCCATAAACACTGCATATGGGTTGGGAGTGTAGGCAACGCAATACGTTCCGCAGGCGGAGTCGATCCCAAACGGGATGCCTCTCCCGGTAAACATCTTGTAAGACTTCTGGAGTAACGCGGATGGGCAATGGTCGGCAGTCACGCGGACGTAGACCTCCTCGCGGTATGAGTCGACTTCTTCGCATTCCCCGAATATCTCATCCGCATGTCCAAATCCATTCCCCAAGGCGATGCTCAGTTTCCAGCCGGTTCCGCTCATCTTGTATTCCTCGCCGCCATTCGTGACGGTCACGCCAGTGATCTGCCCAAACGTCGCAGACCCGACGGTCGCATCGACGGTAGCCGTCGCCGTTGCGTCTCTTCCGATGTTGCTGGTGATTGTCACAGTCGGAGTATCTACCTCGGCCGTGCCGGTCGAGGTAGATATGAAATATGCCCCGCCGCCGTACTCAACAACAACGGACGTAATCACGCCGGTCGATTTGAAATACTCGCCGCCCCAGCCGATCGACACTGACTCGATCACCCCGGTCGAGCGGTAATATGAACCGCCGCTGTAGATCGTCACGGCCGTGATCGCACCACTTCCGTTTACGGTGTCTACGATTGCGTATCCGCCGGACTCCTCGGTGTCGCCGGTCGCCAGCGCGATAGAATCACCAGCCGCGTAGCCGCTGCCGCCGCTGGTGATCGTCAGGCCGCTGACGGTCCAGCTCGTGCCGGAGGCCGTGAGCGTCACTGCAAGGACCGCCCCCGTCCCGGCGCTGGGGGCCGGAACCGACGCGGTTACGGTCGGCTCCTCGCGGCCGACGGCGATCGTCGCCGAGGCTCCGTAGACAGCCACGCCGTCAGTCACGGTGAACGTGACTTCTGATCCGTCGGTGTAGCCCGCGCCGCCGCTGGTGACGTTGACGGCCGAGACGCCCCAAACGTCGAGCCCATTCCAGTCTGTCGACTGCGTGAGTGTGACGGACAGGCTCGCGCCGCTCCCGGCGGATGCCGATGCAGTGACGGTAGGAGTCGTCCGGCCGGTGATCATGTACCCATAGGCAGGGTCTTGGGTCGTCGCCCCCGCCTCTGGCGTGAAGACGACAGACTCCGTTCCGGTGTATCCGGTGCCGCCGTTGGTAACTGCTACGGACGTAACTGCCCATGTGGCAGCTTCGCCGGTGCCGGTCTGCGTGAGAGTCGCCTCCAGGACTGCGCCGGTGCCAGTGCTCGCCGAGAGCGTAACCGCCATGTCCGGCTCCGTTCGCGTGAATATTTCGCGGGCGTAGCCCTCGCCGGGATTCGTGACCGTGATTGATGTGACAGCGCCGCCGCCTACGGTCGCCTCTGCTTCAGCACCGAAACTTCCCCAAGAAGGGCCAGATATGACTACGTTTGTCCCAAGGCCCGCCGGGGATATAGAGACTGTTACAAGCGCGTTTGGGTCAATGCCCCCCCCGCAATCAACAGTATTTACTTGCCCAGAAAAACCGCCTGCAATTGGAAATGCGGGGGAGTACCCCTGATACACGATTCCGCATCCCGGTTGACGGTCTAGAACAAAAGAAAAATCCTTGAGGATGAACCCATTCCAAGTCGAAGGCCCGACGGCGTTGCCTGTGCCGCGAAGCAGGCAAACATACGAGGCTTCGCATTGACCGTCGAACGGGTCTTCTGGAGGCTGGCCACCGCTTTGCGCTGACCACAGGAAGATCGGCCCGACTCCAGAAGTCGTTAGCGTGATGCTGTCCGGCAGATCGCAGGCAGAAATCGAACTGTCGCCGCATTCGCCGGACGCAATCGAGATCGTCCCGTTCGTCATGCAGCCCGTGACGTTCTCAGCTTCAAAGGTAAAGCCGTCGCAGGGTATCGGCGCGTCCTCATCGTCGGTGTTCGATTGCGTGGCAGACACAATGACAGTTGCGCCTCGGCTAATCTCTATCGTGTTCGATGTGCTTCCAATCGTAAGCGTTGCCGTGAGCGTCTGCCCCGCGTGCTCTGGGCAGACGGCGCAAGACTCGCCGAAATAAACGCAGGACGTATCGAGCCAGTATTCCCCGCCCTCCTCGACGGTCACCGCCGTTATAGCGCCGCTCGTTACCGTCACTGAGACTGTGGGCTTTCGGCACTCAATGAATCTGGTCGGTGTAAATGTCAGCGTCGGCGTATCGTAGCCGCTGCCGCCGCTGCTGATCGTGACGGCCGTAACGTAGTAGCTGCCGTCTGCACGGCGGGCGACATTTGTAATCGTCCCATTAGCCGTAACGCCTGGCTGTCCGAACGAAGCGCCAGAGCCGTTCGCGGTTTCGCCTTCGTCTGGACCGTCGGCGTCAACCGCCGTTACGCCCAGAAAATGATTGCGGCCGTTAGTTGGCGGCCGCTTTAAAACGAACGTTGTCCCGTCTAGGAACTTGCACTCGTTACAGTTCTCGGTCCCGTGATCAAATCCCGAAAACGTAGCCGTCAGGCAGGACGGAGAGCAGTAGGGGCAGGGCTTGCAACCGCAGCAACCACAGCCCGGAATAAACATTAGGAGCACTCCGCGGCGATCAGATACCAGGATCCGTTCCCGGCCTTCGCGATCATGCAAAACTTCCCGGAGGCGACCGCGGCGAACTTGTTGACTACGTCCTCGATCGTCTCGCCGGTCGTCTGGGTCTCGCTCGGAGGCGTCCCGCTCTCCCAGACGTTGAGGGTCGCCAGCGTCCCTTTCGCCCAGGCCGCGGTTGTCTTGCAGAGCCGGACGGGATCCGGGTCTTCCGAGGCGGTCCGCAGCGGATAGGCCTGGATGCTGCGATCGCCGCGCTCGTAGGCCGCCACGGCGCGGCCGATCCGCCGCATCGCGTCCGCGGTCGGCACGACGGCACGGTCTCCCTTGTTTGCCCGCTGTCTTGCCATTAGAGGACCGGAGGCGTATAGACCTCACCAAAGGGAGAGCTGAAGTCGACCGCCTCGTAGACCTCCTCGCCGTCGCCGCCGTTGATTACTTGCGGCGGAGATCCGGCCGGCAGCGCTACCCCGCCTGCAAGGGCGACCGGCTGCTTCACCGTCTTTTTATCTTGCCCGACGATCGCCTTCCGTTTGTCGCCACTGGCGGACGCGACCCCGTCCTCGCCGCATCGCTCCGCGAATCCAACGTCCCACGGCTTTAGATTCCAGGTTGTCCGGTCATAGGCAAACTCCCAGGTAACCTCCCAGAAGATCAAGGTCTCGAGCGCGTTGTTCACGCTCTGCAGTTGGAACGAGCAGCCGAGGCAGCGCCAGGTTTTCTCGGCCCCGCCGTTCCATGTCCCGCTGTTCACGGTGTCGGTGTAGGTCCGCTGCATGCTGACGACGGTCGAATGGCTGGCGTAATACTGGACCAGCGTTAGCCGCGGCTCCGAGATATCCATCTCGATGCCCTCGATCGGATCGCCTGCAGAGTTAACGATGAAGTCCCCGTCCGTCGTGACGGCCGGGACGGTCTTCGAGCTCGAGCTGCCGGACCAGATCGGCAGCTTCATAATTCCAGCAACGGTCCCGGGCTCTTCAGTCTCCGTGGAGTCATTGTTTGTCGGCGGGGCGTAATACTTTACGGAGACCGTGTAGACGAGGCCGGTGTCGTCGGATGCCTTCGTATCGAACTCGAGCGCCACGCATGAGGCGTCGTCCGGATGCGCGAGGAGCCACGCATTGCACGCCGCGTTTGTGATGTCGGGCAGGGGCGTCAGCGGGTCGTTTACGCGAACGACCCAGCCGCGGGTGTAGGTGTAGGTTTCCTGGTACTTGCCAGACTGTGAGCGTTCCTTCGCGATCTCCAGGCAATAAACGACGGCCATGCTTTAGGCTCCTGCTCCGGCTGCGAGGTCGACCGATTCGAGATCGAGCCCCATGTCTTCGGTGTTCCCTGCGATCCGCTCGAGGACGGAGAGCTGCTTCTCCTGGACGTCGTCGCCCGCGTCGCCCCGCATCAGGCGAAACATCTCGGCCACGCCCTCGCGGCTGCGGCTGTCGATCCCCTTGATCGCCTCGACCGCCTTCGTTGCGGTGAGGTCGACCGTTTGCGTGATGTTCACCGGCTCCGCGGTGTCGATCTGGTCGGCCGCGTTCCGGGCGCTGGCGATCGCCGCGTCGACCGTTTGCGTCAGCGGCCCGGCGATCGCCTGCCCCAGGCTGGTCGCGCCGGAGTCGTCGCCGAAGATTGCCGTATTAAAGCCGGTCGCGGCCGATTCGATGTTTTCGCCAATGCCGGAGAGGATCTCCGAACTGAAGGCGTCCATTCCTGCGAGGGCGACATCGAGGCCGGAGGTGTCGAACCCGAGGGCCTGCCCGATCTGCTGGGCCGCGTAGATCAGTCCCGTGACGGGTCCGGAGATCCCGACGATGATCATTCCGAAGGCCGCCTGCAGGCTGTCGCCAATCGCCCCGAAGAATGCCGCCACGCGGCTGCCGATCTCAAAGACGGAATTCCACTGGCCGCCGACCTGGGAGACATACTCCCATACGCTCGAGAGATTCTGTATCAGGTAGTCGCCGACCGTCGCCAGGAACCGCGCGCCGGTGAGGATGCCTTCGCCGATCGTCTGGCCGATGGTCGCCCCGCCGACGTTGCCGATCAAGTCCGAGAAGGCGGTCGTCACGCCCTGGATCGCCGGCGCGAGGTACGCGACGACTTGTTGGACGACTCCCTGTATTGCAGCCTGCGCCCGCGTGAATGAGTCGTTCATCTCCTCGACTTGCTGCCCTTGCATGTTGGTCAGCGTGAGCCCGAACCGCTCCGCCTCGGCTCGGGCCTTGGCGATGCCTTCGGCCCCGCCGGCAAACAGCGGCAGGAGTTGCATGCCCGCTTTGCCAAAGAGCTGGACGGCGGCCGCGGCCCGCTGGGCCTCCGTCGGCAGGGCGGCGATTGCGGAGGCGATCGCGTCGAACCTGTCGGCGGACGACATCCCGTTTAGCTGGTCGAGCGACAGGCCGAGCGTAGTAAAGGCCGCCTGGGCAGTCTTGGATCCGTTGACCGCCTTCACGAAGGCGACGTCCGCCTTCCCTGCCGCGTTGGCGATCGTATCCATCCCGACCCCGGCGAGGTCGCCGGCCAGGGCGAGGCCGGCAAACTCTCCGTATGTCATGCCGAGGCGGGCCGCTAGCTTCGACTGCGAGTCGATCACCTCGGCCGCCGCCTGCCCCATGCCGACGAGCGACCGGATCGCCTGACTCGCGCCGCTGGCGATCGACCCGAACAACTGCGCCCCGGAGATCGCCGTCAGCGTCGACAGTCCAGAGCGCAGACCCTTGACGTCGTTCTCGAGGGACTTCATCGACGACGAGGCCTTCGCCACGCCGGAGGTGAGGCCGCTCGTCGACGCGGTGAAGACCGCCCGGACTTTTCCGATTGTGCTCGCCATGCTCTACGTTCCTTCTCGCTGCCGCTGCAGCTGTTCCGCGAAGCCCGGGATCTTCGACAATTCGGCTAGCATCTCTTCCTCTGTCTGGGTCGGCCGGCCAGGGTCATAGGTCGGCAGAAACATCTCCTCCGCGTCCTCTCGAACCTTCGCGCCGTTACTGGCTGCGAGCGTCACCGCCAGCCGGGCCGTCCGCCGCCAGTCGTCCCCGAAGGGCATCACGCGGTAGACCGCCAGCCATCGTTTCAACTGCTCGACCGTGATCTCCTTTTTCCAGTTCTCGACATCCCAGATCCCCATCGCCAGAGCCAGCCGGTACAGGAAGAGATCGAGGGCTCCTGCCCGGCTTCTTAGTTTCCCTCGAGCTCTTTGACCTCGTCCTCGGTGATGAGCATGAGCTCGAGCCCGCGCGTCCAAATCCGATGGAGGGCCGCCGCGGACTTCTCGCCGAGGGCCGCGATCTCGGCCGGCGTGAAGAGCAGTTTCCCGCCCTCGTCGCAGAGGACCATCGACGCCAGCTTTGCCCGCCAGACGCTCTGCGGCTTCGTCGCATGCTGCTGGCAGTAGAGCTCCCAGGTGTCGCGGTCGTTCGCGGTCGGCCGCCGCAGGAGGACCGTGTCGTTCCACTCCGGGACCTCGAGGCGAATCGGCTCGCCGAGGTCTTTGATTTTAAGAATTGAATCCTTCGAGGTCAGCATGTCACACTCCAGAGAATTGGAAGGTCAGAGAGGTTTTCACGAGCTCGCCGACCTTGGCCTCGATCTCGAACGACATGAGGAACGCATCCCCGGAGAGCGACGAGCTGCCGCAGCTGACGGAGAGCGTTGACCGCATGCCGATGTCGTCGCGGCTGTAGGTCGCACCTCCCAATACACTGACGGTTACCGTCCCTGGTTCAATGCTGGTCACAGTGATTTCCCGCCGGACGCGGTAGTTATTTCCGGACCCGACGTAAACGCTGTCGACGTTGGTAACGTCATAGGTGCCGGCCGATCCGCCGGAAGCGCCGATAGAGAGAAGGCTCGCAATCGACCCCCCGAAGGAGACCGTCGAACCCTGCGCTGCTGCTGGCATGTGAGCCTCCCGGCCGGAGGCCTACACCGCAGGAATCGAGACGAACGTGGCCGTACCCTTGACGAGCTCGCCGACCGCGTACTCGATTTCCGACTCGGTGCACTTGAACTGCCCGCCCGCGTAGGTGATCGTCGAGCCGGCCTCCGGCGCTTCGGACGACAGGAACGAGCAGGTGATCGTTGACGTAACGCCGTCGACAGCGCCCGAACCAGAGTCCGGCAGGCCGGCGACATAGACGCGGTCCGAGCCGGCCGCGAGGTCGAGCGTCGAGGCGTCGAGCTTGTTCGACGAGCTGGTCGGGTCGACGCCGACCTTCTTGACCTTTACGTTTGTGAGGCCGGACGGAAGGCCCGTAAACGTGGTTCCCTGCGCTGGTGTTGCCATGCCTCTAGTTCCTTACGGTGCCGCTGGTGGTTCTTTGTAGACGTAGGTTGCCGTTCCTTTGATCATGTCGCCGACCGCGTACTCCGTCTCGACCTCCGAGCAGATCCAGCCGGTCGCGTCCGGGTCGTCGTTGACTTCCGGAGCCTCGCCAAAGAATGAGGCAGTAACGGTCTCCGTAATGCCGTCCGTTGCGCCAGCCCCGACGTCGACGAGCGGCGCGTCCTGGTAGACGCGGGCCGCGTCTGAGAGCGTGGTAACGTCGACCTTATTCGAGCTGCTCGAAGGGTCGGCGGCCGAGCTCTTGACCTTTACGTTTGTGCAGCCGGCCGGGAGGTCTGGGCCGGGCGACGGCATTCCTGAGAGCGGCATAACTTACTCCTGCCAGCGGATAGAGTAGACCTGTTGGGCGATGTAGGTCGGGACGTCTCGCCCGTCGAGGAAGACGGGATCGCCGTCCGACTCCTCGGCGAGATCGACCTCGTCGATTGTTGCGCCGTCCGAGACGCCGCTGAAGTCCATGAGCGCGGCGCGGACGAGGTCGGCCAGCTGCTTCGAGGCGAGGTAGCCGTCCGCCACCATCTCGACCGCGAACGTCCCGACCGGCGCTCCGACCGTGCCGTCGAGCGCCCGCTCCCGGGAGGTAGCCGTCCGGGCATACAGGACGTAGGGCGGCAGCTTCCCCTCCGGGGCCTTCAGCGGATAGGCCGGGCAGTCGGCCGCGTCCTCGATCGCACCAGACAGCCACGCTTCCGGGCTCGCCATGTCAGCCTCCATATCCTTTATTCTTGCCGCCGGCCACTTCGCTGGCAGCCTTCTCGAGGGCCTTCGCCATCTCGCCGGCCAGCTTTACGGAGACCTTCGGGCCGATCTCCGCCATCGACCGCTCGACCATCTTCCGCGGCTCGAGGCCCCGGCTTGTCCCAAACTCCAGCCAGATAGCCTTTCGGCTCTCAGTCCCGCCCTTGTAGCCGAGTGTGCCGATGACAAGGCCGTCCCGATTCCGGCCGATGTATTTCGACTTCGAGATGACGGACCGCCGCAGAGCGCCGCCGCGGATTTTCTTTAGCTTGCCGCTCCCGGCGGTGAACTGCCCGCGGGTGTTGCGGGTCGTCGCCGCCTTGACGGTCTTCGTCCCGCCCTTCGGCGTGTTCCTCTTTAGGATCGGGACGCCGTCCTTCAGCGCCTTTTTCATCGCCGCCCCGAGATGCTTTTTCGCAATGTGCCGCGGCAGCTCGGAGAACGCATTCATCAGCGCGCCGATGTCGTCCTCCATGCCCTTCCAGTTTAGGGAGATCATGTGGCCTGCTCCTCGACCGTGAGCTCGTGCTCCTCGCGGTGGCCGCGTTCGACGACGCTCGAGACGTAGAGGATTCGATCGCCACGCGAGACCCAGCGGAGGCGATGCTGCCCGGTCAGTCCGGGGAAGTAGCGGATCCGGACGGTCGCCGAGACGCTGCCGCCGATCTGTCCGCGGCGGTCCTGCTCGATGTAGGAGAGGGCCTCGTATGCCCCGTATCGGCGGCCGATCTCGTCCCATGTCTGGACGCTCTCGCCGACCTCGTTGCGGGTCTCGGTGGGCTCCTCGATCGCGAAGACCTCGCGGAGCAGTCCGGCGGGTAGCGGCATCACCAGCTCCCGTTTACGGATTCGCTGGCGAGCAGGACCTCGACGCCCATCGGCAGCTCGCCGACCGCCTCGGTCGTCGCCGCCTCGCGGTGGGCGTAGAGATGGCCGACGATCAAGAGGAGGGCCGACCGCAGCTGCGGGGCGATCAGGCCGCCGGGGGCGACGCCAGACCAGTAGGTGACGGAGACCTCGCCGGTCGGCCGCTCGTCGAGCTCGAGCTCCGCAGGCGTGGCGTCCTGGTCGAGCTCGTAGTCGCCGGCCGCGAGGGCCTCGCCGTCGATGGAGACTGCGATCGGATAGGATCCGGCGACGAGGACCGGGGGATTCGGCAGCTCGAGGAACATCGTCCCCGCCGGCCACTTCGCCCGGTACTGGGTCGCGATCAGGGAAATCCCGAGACGCCGCTCGATCAGCCGGCGGGCGGTCGCGATCAGGCCGGAGATCAGGGCGTCGTCTTCCTCCTGCTCGGCCATGATCCGGAGATGGGCTTTCGCCTCGGACAGGCTGACAGGCTCGACGGCTGGCGGAGTAAGGAGGCGGACCGTTCTCGGCTTCATCGTCGCCTCCCTATCGTGTCTCTACCATCCTGGCCGTCGCACTGACGGCCCGCTCCGGCGTGTCGACCAGGAGCGACCGCTGCCCATCGAGGACGGCCGTCCCGTTTCCGATGAGAATCGCCGCGAGGCCCGGCGTCGCCTTTATGACTTCGCCGAGGCGGTAGCCGCGGTAGGTCTTCAAAAGGCGGAGTGTTTGCATATTGAAACGGGTTGCCCCGGGGCAGCATCCATGCCGCCCCGGGGCTGTTCCGTTGTCCTAATCTCAGTCGTCGACGACGAGCTTCGCCACGAAGCTGGCGTCGTGGTTGGCGATGCCCACTCGCTGGGTCCCGCGGAAGAGGACGCCGTCCTTCGCAAAGGCGGCATGCTCCGACGCTGCGACCTGGAGGCCGTTAGCCTTGTAGGCCACGGCGGTTGACATCGAGAAGTCACCGTAGACAGCCAGCGTCCCGGCCGGGAGGCCGAGGCACTTGTAGACCGGGCTGCCCATCACAACCGGGAGAACCCGGTCGCCGATCGTCGTCGACTGGGTCACGACTGAGGCCTTCATGATGTGAGCCCAGCCGGCCGAGCTGACGACCCAGGCGGTGTTCATCGCCCGGGCGTCGACCTTGCCGACCAGCTCCGCGAGATCCACTGCGTCGTTGTCGACGCCCTGGGTCACGGTGTTGCCGGCGGCGATCTCGGAGACGAGACCGTCGATTCCCTTGCCAACGTCGCCCTGCAGCCAGACCGTGTCGATCTTCTTCGCGATCGCGAGGCCGAAGCGATTCGCCACGGTCTGCGCGAGGTTCACGACTGCGGCCGAGTCGTTCACCAGCTCGTTAGAGATCTCGATCGTCCGGCCCATCTTGTGGAGCAGAATCTCGACCTTGTCGGTCGTCATCTCGTCGCCCGTGATGGTGTCGAGCTCGTCGAACCATTCGGCCTCGATCTCGCCGATCTTCGGGACGACGATCGAATTCGAGCTCGTCTGGTAGCCGCTGGCGACCTGGAGGCCGACGGAGGCGTAGCCCAGGACGTCAATGAATCCGGCGTACAGTTCCGAGCTCACCAGCTCCGAACCCTTGGCGTCGAAGTCGGGGCTCGATTGACCCATCGACCGATGTTCGCCGCGGGCGAGAGCCTGCAGGAACCGGCCCGCGTTGGCGGCAGCGTCCACGCTGCCGAAGCCGCGGAGGTTGTGCTGCTTGCCCGGCATCACATGGATCGCCGGCCCCTTACGCTTCTCGGCCTTCTCGACGTCCGTCCGGCTGTCGGTCGAGCTGGCGACCGCAGAGCGGAGGCTTTCGACTGCTGCAGCCTGGCGGGCCTCGAGCTCGTGCTGCTTCTTCAGCTCGACGGCGAGCTCTTCGGCGCGGGCGGTCGCCTGCAGGGTGTTGCCCTCGATTGTCCGCGCTTCAGCCTCATCGGCCGGAACCAAAAGGTTCAGGGAATCGAGCTCGGCCGTCACCTTTGCGGCCTCGTCCTGCAGCTTGCGGCGAGCGATAGACATCGTAGGAACCTCATATGTGAGAAAGTTTGAACTGCCCGCGAGACTACGGTCGACGGCCTGCGCCGCTGAAGTTGGGCGTACTACGCTAGGACGCTTTCCGACAGGTTCCGTCGGGGCATCCCTTCCCGCCCTTACACTTGCAGGACTGAGGGCAGGGGCAGGGCGTCCGGTGGCCGTCGCCGTGCGTGATGAAGCCGGCCCCCTTGCACTCGCCGCAGCACTTGCCCGGCAGCGGAGCCGGGGCCGGAGCCGGGCCGCTGTCGATCACGAGCGACGCCCGCGCCGCAGCCACGGCCGCCGCCGCCTTCGGGGCCTCGAGGCGGGTCGCCTGCGGATCAGACGACAGCCAGACGAGAACGGAGATAATCCAGCGCCAGAGCATTACCAGCCCTTTCCATGATCGACCACTTGATAGCCGTCGTCTCCGACCGGCGGAGCATGGACGAGATGCCGATCCGCCTGGGCCGCCGGGGGCTGCTCGGCGACCAGGGCGATCCAGAGCAGCGACTTCGCGGCCCGGGCGATCCAGCGGAGGACCGGCCGCTCCGGGGCCGGTGGGCCGGGCGGGCTCGAGGAGCCAGAGAACCAGTAGCCGACCGCGAATGCGGCGACCAAAACGTAGAGCGTCTTTCGGTCGAAAGTCATCGGTCCTGCTCCTTCATCGTCAACGTCTCCACGGGGGGCGGGGCAAACCAATTGCCGTTATGTAGGTCGCGCCACTTGAAGCCTGTCTCCACTGATCCAATCGCGTAGGAGTCGCCCTGGGCGAGGATCCGCTCCGCGTCCGATCTCGAGATCCAGAAGGAGCCGTCCGGCTGGTCCGGTGGGAATTTCCCACCCGCGACGTAGTTGCCCCAGCTGTTGAGGACCAGCGCCCCGTCCCGCGGGCGTGACGTCCCCGGCGGGGCATTCTTGGCAAACCTCGTCGAGAGGATGCTCATCTGGTGCATCCATGTACCAGAGGCGGCGCAGAATCCGTCGGCGTCGCGCGGGCCGCTGTTGAATCCCACCGAGCTGGCGATCGTCACCGGGAAACCGGAGCCGATCGCGGCGACCAGCTCCTCCCAGGTGCGGACCGCGACCACATGCCGGCAGGGGTGACGCTTGGCGACCTTGTCGAGCCGGCCCGCGTCGCCCTGCCCGCCGTTGCCGTAGGCCCCGTAGGCCTTCGCCCGGTCGGCAGAGTAGGTCGTGAGGTCGACCGTTTCGTATTGCTGGCGATAGACGACGCCCCAATCGCGGAGCCACTTCGCCGCGCCCCAGCCGGTCGCGCCGTCGCTCCATCCGCCGACGGGCGAGGTCCCGTCTCCGGACTTGCCGCGGCTCTCTACGCGGGCTCCGCCGTAGATGCTTTCAGTCGCCGGCATGAGCGGAGGCTCGGCCGCCTGCCCCAGTTCCCACGAGACGCTTTCCGCACAATAGACGGCATGAGCAGCGCCCCAGGCAATACAGTCGCCGATCCCCTGCCGGCCGACGACGAACGGCTTTCCGTATCTCGCCCGGTGGGCCTTGTCCATCGAGCGGAAAAGGAACGTATCGACCTCGACGCTTTTCCGCATGGCCTCGGCCCCGGCGTCGCGGAAGAGCGGCTGCGGCAGTTCCGCCAGGAAGTCGGCCACGCCCTGCGGGTCTGGCTGGTAGCCGAACCGTTCCCCGACCACTTGGGTAGCGGCGGGGCGGGTGAACCACTCGAGCGCAAGAAGGAACGCGACGCCCAGGAGCAGGGCGGCAGCGACGATCCTCGCCGGGTGCCGGTCAGCGTGAAGCATCGGCGGCAGCCCTCGAGACGTCACGATAGGCGGCGATCCATCTCGCCCGCTGCTCCGGAGAGACCGGGCCGCCGGAGGTGCCGGCGTGTTGGTCGAGATAGGCCTTGATCGCGTCGCGGGCTCGCGGATGCTTCTCGCCCAGGCTCGCGCCCCGGCAGAGCAGGAGGCGGGCGCGGACCCGCAGCTCGTCGAACGAGACGCCCGTCTTCAGAAACGGCTCCGGCTGCATTCCGTCCCACTCGATCTCCCCGGCCAGCTCCTCGAGGAGGGCGGCAGTCGTCGCGGCATCGGCGGCCGCGTCGGGGCCGACGAACGTCCCGGCCAGCGTGAATTCCTCCGGGGCCGGCGGGGCCGGGGTCGGGGCATCCTGCCGGCCGGACGACCAGGAGACGAGGGCCGCAGCCACCAGCGCGGCTGCGGCGATGTGCCGGCCGTCGACCTTCTGGATGTCGAAGGCCTTCGCATGCTCGAGGATCCACGGCCACGCCAGCGCCACGGCGGCGGCGACGATCAGGAGAACGGCTAGCATTAAGCGACCCTCACCAGCGGCAGGAGTCCTTCGACGGCCCCGCTCGCCAGGGCGAGGACCAGAGACCGGACAGTCGGACGGACGAGCATATAGAGCGGGTAGACGTTCAGCGGGACCGCCTTGTCGGCGACCGTGTCGAAGAGGGCGGCGACCGCCTCGAGGGCGATCTCCTTCTTCTCGGCCCCGGACAGCGTCGACACTTGCTCGAGCGTGGCGATCGACAGCCGCAGGAGCGCGACCGTCAGCTCGCCGAACTCGCCCCATGTGATGCCGTCGCGGCTGGCCTCGCGGGCCGCCGCGATGAAGACCGTCACCCTTTCGGCGATCGTGAAATAGTGGGCGGCCGATTTTGTTGGAACGTCAGAGATCATTTTCCCCTCCTCCAGATTTGTTCCGCCGGGACGAACCGCCGCTCCCGCGCACTGCAGCTAATGCAGGCGAGGTACTGAAGCTGCTCCCGGCCGACGGATCGCGACGAGGCGACCCGCATCCGGGCGGAGCAGCGCTTGCACTTAGGGGCGGAGACCATTCGCGTAGATCCTCAGTCGTGCCGCGGCCGCTGCCGCCTGGACTTTCGGCGAGACGGCGGCGATACGCTTCTCGGCCGCCTGCTCCTGGACGTCGCGGATCTCGGTCGCGCTCAGGTTCTCTTGACGCCACTTGTCGAGAGACCGGACGGCTACGCTCGTGGCGCTGCCGTAGGCGGCATGCGTGACTACGGAGACGTCATAGAGCCCAGAGAATTCGGTGATCGTCCGCGTGGTGTTGCCCTTGTCGTCCTGCTCCCACTTCTCGCCTTTTGCCGGATCCACGGTGAACGCGAAGGAACTTCCGAAAAGGTCACGACGACGGATCAGGGTAAGGACGTCCCGGCCGAGTTGGGTATCCGGCGGGTCGACCTCGTATCCGAGGCCGCGGTCGTCGGTCGACAGCCGCAGCGTCCCGGCCGAGGTCCGGCCGAGCGGCTGGCCTTCATGGTCGAAGAAGGCGACGACGTCGAGCTTCCGCTTCGAGAGGACGCGGTCGAAGGCCCCCGGCTGAATGATCTCCCGGAACCCTCCGAGGTCGAGCGAGAACTTCGAGTAGGCGGCGGCGAGGCCGCGGATCTTCGGAGTCTCCGCCTCCCGCTCCTCGACGACCAGGCCGTCGGCGACATCGTCGGCGATCGCCAGGAATCTACGCTCCAGATCCATCGGTGCCTCCTTGCGGTTGCTGCGGCAGTTCCTTTGCCCCGTCTGCTATCTGCTTTGCCAGGGCCTCGGAGATCGTCGGGAATGCGGAGGTGATAATCGCGACCGCCGCCGTCGGGTCGATCGCCCCGGCGGAGATCTGGGCGAGCACATCGAGCAGGGCCGTAACCTGCGCGCCGTTCAATGCAGTCGAGGCCAGTCCGGCTGCGGAGTCGGCGGCGGGCGTCAGCGGATCGGCCGGGGCCGCGTCGGCTGCCGGCTCGTCGGCCGGGGCGTCCGCCGGAATGTCGTTCGCGCCCAGCGGCGCGAAACCGAGCTGCATGTAGGTTTTGTTCGCGGCCTCGTCGTCGAGGATCTCGAGGTCTTCGAGGGCGCGGATCTCGTTGGGCTTGATCGAGCCCATGTTGAAGAGGCTCTGATACAGGGCGGCGCGGGCTGCCGTGTCGCCCCGCAGGAGTCCGCGGTTGTCGAGCTTGCAGTAGACCTCGTCTCCGTAGGTCGACAGGATCGAGCGGTCGATCGCCCCCTCCATCCGGCGCTGCCAGGGCAGGAGGGTAAATACCTGGGCCGATAGGAATTCCTGCTCGACGTTGGAATACTTCGCCATTGCCGCATCGCCGATCAGTGTCGACGGGATGCCGAACGCGCGGGCGATCTCGCCCACGATCGACTGCCGCAGCTCCATAAACTGGGCCGCCTCCCGGCTGGATCCCTCGAGGACGCGGGCCGTGGTCTTCTTCGGAAGGATCGCGGTCTGCCCCTTATTGCGGACCCCGCCGTACATCTCGCGCCACTGCTGCCGCAGCTGGGCGACCGCCGCGTCGGGGATCGCCTCCGTCGTCTCGAGCACTACGTCCGGCCGGGCCGAGTTGTCCCAGTAGGCGGCGGCCGCGATGTCGAGCTTCCGGGCCAGCGTGACGGCCGTCCCGCAGAGCTCGGCCGGAACGAGCCCTGAGTAGCCGTTATCGGACAGCCAGCGGAAATGCAGGATCTCCGACTGCTGGAAGGTGCGAGTCCCGTCCGGACCCCAGTAGTCATACACGAGCGACACTGGCCGGCCGTCTCGGTCTGAGAGTAGCCGCTCCTTCATCCTCGACGGATGGATCGGGATAAGTTGGGTTGCGAAGCCGCGCTCCCCGGGGAGGATCCTCGAATAGCCGGAACCCCACAGGGCCGTATGGTGGGCCATCTGCTCCAGCCATTCGTATTGCGACTGCCAGAAGTTGGGGCTCTTGGAGAGCGTCTTGTGGACGCCGAGATCCCGGGCTTCCTGCCGGCGGCCGTTGCCCATGTTCCGCATTATGTGGATCGGGCAGCTCGCGAGACTCTGGGCGATGAACCGGACGCATGCCAGGATCGCCGTTACCCGGATCGCCGTCTGGGCAGAGATCGCGTCCGGCGATTCGACGAGCCAGCTCCCGCCGAGATCCACCGAGCGCATGGCGTAGGTGTTTTGGGCGGCGGCCTTGCGGGGCCTGGGCGTCGATCGCGTCGGGCGTTTGGTGGCGGACGGCTTGCGGGTCATATCTTGATTAGGTTCCAGTTGTCCGCGCCGGTCTCGTCTGATGTGCTCGCCAGGACTAGGCCGTTCACGAGGGCGACGATCGGGTCGATCTTCTCTGAGCTCTTCACCTTGTCCGGCTTGATTGACCCGGTCGAATCGCTGTAGACGCAAACATGATTAGCGGCCCAGGCTGCCACGGGGTCTCCGCCCGTCCGGAGCTTCCCTTCGACGACCAGCGCCTCGAGCAGCTTCGACGCCGAATTCAGAGTCCCTGTTTTCTGAGAGATAGACTGGACTTCGAGATCGTGCCGCTGAAGTAGGGTCGCGAGGGAGCCCACGTTCCACGGGTCAGCGCCCACGCTTACGATCCGGTGCCGCTCGGAAAACTCCACGATGTCGCGGGCGACCGCCTCATGGTCGAGGCGAGCCCCGTCGGTGACGGTGACGTAGCCTTGCTTGATCCATTGGGAGTATGGGATCCCTTCCCGCTCGCGGTCGGGGATCGTCGCCTCCGGGACCCAATACTTCCACTGCGCGAAGTAGGTCCCGTCGCGCTCCTTAAAGACGAACGCGGCGGCCGTCATGTCGAGGTTGCTCGCCAAGTCGATGCCGACCCAGCAGGGCCGGCCCTCCGTCGGCTCGAGCGGCCCGGCATCGCAGGCGGCCCACTGGCCGGGATCTTTGAACCAGCGGTTGTCTCCCTGGACCCAGACGCCGAGCCGGTAGCGGGCGAACGCTGCCCACTTCCGCGGATTGGTGAGACTATCGGCGTAGTCGCTCGCGAAGTCCTTCTCTGAGATCGTGGTCCCGAGCGACGGATTCGCCTGCCGCCAGACGTTGGGATCGGAGTAGTCGCTGCCCTCCCGGGCCTCGTAGACGCGGCCGAAAAATGTCGGGTTAGCCTCCGGCGTTTTCTCCACGAGCTTCGCGTCTTGATACCACTGCCAGCCAATGCCGTTCCGGTTCTCGCCGGCCGTCGAGATCGCGACGACCAGCGGCGAGGCTCGCGCCGCCCCGGCGTAGGTGAGGGCCTGAACGAGGTCCGGCTTTCGGTGGGCGTGCAGCTCGTCGACGACGACGGCCGAGGCGTCGATACCTTCCGCCCGCCAGGAGTCGGCGGCGAGGCATGTATAGCGCGAGTTGGTTTCCCTGTGGACGATCGTGCTCCGCGAGTCGATCACCTCGAGGGCCTTCGACAGCTGCGGGTTAGCGCGGACCGCCGAGGCTACAGAGCGGTATATGATGCCCGCCTGGATACGATCGACCGCGGCCCCGTAGACGGCGGCCCCCGGCTCCTGGTCGGCGAGCATGTGATAGAGAACCAGGGCAGCCATCATGCTGCTCTTCCCGTTCTTTTTAGAAACGTAGATGGCCGCCCGCCGGTAGCGGCGCAGTCCGTCGGAGTCGACCCAGCCATAGAGCGGCTCGAGGATCTCCTTCTTCTGCCACTCCATGAGCTTCATCGGCTTCCCGGCGAACTTGCGTCCCGAGGTCATGGTGACGAACGACTCGACGAACCGGATCACGCGGTCGGCCCGCTCCTGCTCGAAGGTGTAGCCGGCGACATACTCCGGCCGCCGTTTCCAGGCTGGGCCGGCCGCCCGCTTACGCGGTGCCTTCGATGAAGGCGCGGAGGTCGTCTTTCGTTTCGCCATGCTCGACGCGGATCGCGGTCCTCGAGGAAGGGGTCAATCCAAACTCCCGCTCTATCTGCAGGAGGTCGGCGTGGTATCGGCTGACGAGATTTGCCTCCGGCAGTTGGACGCGGCGGCCGCTGCCGATCTCCGCGGACAGGCCGTTAGCCTTCAGCTCGGCGTAGGCCAGGATGTAGAGCTCCCAGGCAATGCAGTAGCGCTGCAGCGTCACGCGGTCGGCATCGGTGAAGACCTTCATCGCCGCCAGCTGCGGGGCGCGAAGCGTCCACATCTCGAGGGCGTTGCCGTCGAGCATCGGCGGCGCGGCGAGCGATGCCTCGCCCGGCTTCGGCTCGAGCGCGGCGAGCGCCGCGAGATTTTCCTTCCGAGGATTGCCCCGCAGGATTTTCAACGCGGTCGGCTGCGGCTTGCGTCCCATTGGTTGACCTTTGGAAAAGGGGCGAAAAACAGGGTCAAAATTTCGCGGAAACTCGCGCGGAGG